CTTTTGTATTCTCTATAAACTTTTGTTCTTGTTCTTCGCCTGTACACATCAAACTATCTAAGAATTTTTTTAGTTCTTCATTCATAACATTAGTTCTACCTTTGTCTGTTATACCTTGAAATGTATCTACGCAATGTATAGTGTATTCTTTACCTGCTTGTTCAAATGCCTCTGCCCAAGCAACTGCTGACTTTCCTATATAAGAACCTATTTCTATCATCTTACCTGACTCAGGTAAATCCTTAACTATATCTGTAAAGTTCCATTGATAGAAACCTTCTATCTCACTACTTGCTTTCATTTGCTTTTGCTTCTGCTTCTGCTTTTTCTTTTGCCTTAATTTTTTCATCTAAATATTTAGGACGACGTTTGTGTATTTTCTTACCTTCGTTTTCCTTTTTAGATTTAGCTTCTTCTGCTTCTGCTTGGTCAATAATATTACGCATATATTCTAAATAGTCTGTACTACCTTCGCCATCAGCTAGTATAGCATCTACATCTAGACTTTTAATATATTTAAATTTTGTTTCCATTTGTCGTTTCTCTTTCTGAATACGTCTAATGAAAGCATAATATGTAATTTGTGTAAAGTATGCAAAAGGATTTGAGGATTTTTCAGGATTAAAATTGTCCATGTATGTTAAACAATTTTCAATACCATCTAAAATCATTTCATCTCTGAATGTATAGTTTACAAAGTTTGCTTTATAAGCTAAATGATTTGCTATCTTAACAAAGCATTCACCTATATAATTAGTTACTCTTGGTTTTGCATCTCCACTTTCTTCGGCTTCAATTCTTATTTCCCTATACTCTGTCATAGCCTTAAGGAACTCCTTGTTGTCGATGTAATGTGATGAATTTGGATCACGTCTTTTTGCCATAATATACTCCTACTATTCTGAGGGAAAATTTGCTTCTACAAATTCCCCTATTGTTTGTATGTCATCATCTGATAAATTTTCTGCCTGTCCCCACATCATTTGACTCATAGGACCTACTTGTCCTCGATTTTTGTATGTGGTTAATTTGCCTATAATATCAATTGAACTTTGACCAGCTAACATTGGGCCTACGCCTCCCTGTCCTTGTGCTCCATGACATGCTGCACAACCAGCCCATAAACTTCTAATATTACTAAAGGGATCGCCTGCTGCTAACTCTTGTTTTGCTTGTAATATTTCTACTGTGGTTCCGTATTCAGCTACATAATCTGCATAACATTGCCCTGTGCAAGTATGATTCCTACTGTAACCTTTATACTCTAGATCTGGGTATATAACGCCTACAAAGAATATTGCAAAAACGAAACACCCTACTAATACTAAACCTAACTCTTTCATAATATAACCTCTTTAATGTATCTGTTTTTTAATCATAGCTTTTGATAGTTCTGCTATGTCCTCCAAATCTAATTCGTCCCATGAGTCAAGATCTTTATTTGTTTCTGGTAGTAACAAAGGATCTTCCCATAAAGCATTATTAAGATATGTTGAATCTACTATTGTATTATAACCTTTGTGAAATCTTTCATGTAATGGTGTTGTCGTTATAATATTTGTTCTCTCTATAGAGAAAGTTTTTTCTGAGGAAATACTTATCCAAGGTCGCAAACTTATTTGCTCACCTAACAATCCACCTTTTTGTTCTAGGTGTGCTACCAGTTCTATAGGATTTTCTATTTCTATTATCTCTGGACCTACGGATATTTTACCTACTATTGTGGACCCATCTTTTAATTTAACTATTTGTATATCAGACATCTATTTTTACTAACTTATAATCGAAGCCTTCCTCGTTATAAATTTTTACCCTCTCGATTAAATGGTTTAAAGTATAATTCTTCTTGGACTTCCAAGATAAATCGTCACCTATATCAAATAACTTGCATTGAACTTTTTGATCTCCCCTACGTAACCCACGACCAATGCTCTGTAAGTTTCGTATTCTGCTCTTAGTTGGAGAGGCAAAAACAATATTATGAAGGTTCCTTATATTTATACCCGTGGAAAACGTACCATATGATGCTATTATAATAGCGTCGTTTTCTTTTTCTGTAATAGCTCTAATGTCCTCTCTAGTCTGTGTATCAGTGCCTCCATAAACAAAAAAGACTTTTCTGTTTTTCTTAACACCTTTGTCTATCATTTCATGTAAAACTTTACCATGCTTTTCTACAAATTGGAATAGCAATAATGTATTACCTTCTTGAGCAATAGTTAGGTTCTTTATTATCTCGTTCCTTTGGGGATTCTGTACTATCCAATCTATCTCCTCTTGATAATTTCCTTTGGTAATAAATTTGCGCTCTTCGTCTTTGGTATAATTTAATGTGCAACATACGATTTTTAAATCTGCTAATTGTTTATTCTCCATCAATTTTTTAGTTGTCGTTACCTTGTGTACAGCACCAAACACACCTTCTAAAACTAGCTTGTGCGTCTGTGTTCCATCCAATGTACCTGTTGTTCCATATCTATAAGGAGCATTAGTACATTTATTCATTAATGTTGTTAGTGATTTAGATTTAAAATTGTGTGCTTCATCACCATATATAACATCAAATTTTTCAAACCATTGTTTAGGAAATTTGTATATAGATTGCCATGTGCTTATTGTAATATCATATTCATTTGATTTTTCCTTACCGCCATATATCCTATGACAGTTTTCTGATACTTTCCAATCTGTAGCTGTGGCATAATCTTGAAAGTCTCCATACATTTGTTCTACCAATGACGTTGTAGGAACGACTATCAATTGTTTTCTGTTTTGTTGTTGATGATACCTAATTAAAGTATAAATTATAAGAGATTTACCACTAGCAGTGGGACTTAATAATAGTGTTCTAGAGTGTCTTAGAGCGTGTCTAACAGCATCTATTTGGTAGTCACGTATCTGTATATCCTTACCACCACTTTGTAATTTTAACAATTTAGTAAAGCTTTCTACGTTTACTTTCTCACCTATATCAGGTATGTTTATTTTTAAATCATATTCTAATGTATTAGCAAACTCTTTAACATAAGGCAAGAGTCCTAAATATAATTCTTTTGTATATTGACTAAACAATCTAACCTTTCCGTCCCACATCCTATTCTTATATAAAGGCATAAACCTAGCACCAGGAACTTCAAATGTAAAAAAGTCTGATAGCTCTTGTTCCGTACTAGGATCAGTATCTATTTTTAAATATACTTCGTTCTTTTTATTTACTGTTATCATAAGAGACCATTTGTAAACTTAGTCCATTCAATAGCGTTTTTAATATCAAAAGATCTACTTTGTATAGACTTTAGAACCATTTCACATTGATATAGACAAGCTTCTACATACTCTACTTTATCTGTTAGTTTAATTATATCAGGATCTGAATCTAATACTTCATTCATTTGATTGTTTAATGGTTGATTACCTAAGTATTGTTCCCATCCTAAATTGTTTAGTTCTTCTTGAGACAATTCACCTCTAAAATATTTCCATTTTACACGTCTCATAGACAATAGATTACTTTTGGATTTTCTTAATTGTAATTTAAATGTGGATAGATAATTTAGATACTTAGCATGTAGTTCTGGTATCTTAGTAGACTCTTGTCCAAGGTTAAGCTCATCAACCTTACAGTCTACCTTCCACATATCTTGTAGTTCGTTTAGCGTAATCATAATATAATTATAGGCTCTTTAGGAGTAAAAGTCAATAATCTATAATACCAATTAAGCAGTTGCTGCTGATTCAATAATATAGTCTTTGTATCTAAATATCCCTATACCGACCATATAGTCTGTATTGCCTGAGGATATTTCAAAATCTAGTCCTTGTAAACTAATAGGAAACAAATCCCTAAACATAATTTGAGTAATAGGATTATTATTAGAATCTAATAAGAATAAAGTAGCATCAGAGTATTGTGCTAATGATTGTTGTTTTGTAGAATCTATATCTGGAAATCTGTATTCCTGTGTCTTACCATACTCTTTATATTGTTTATGGCTTTCAGGAAAACCTAATCCTATTAGCCAGTCATACAGTTCTTTATAATTTGCCATGTCCTCTTGTATAAGGAATCTAATTATTAATTGTCCAAATTCTAATTTTTCACCAGGGTGTGGTATATCTACCAATGGGTTTGGCTGTATTGCGTTTGGTAAATTTATCTCTGGTATATTAGCTGCTTGGCAAAAATAACTAACGTTAGGAATATTATGTATTTGAAATTTAAACCCATTCGGTCTCAAATAATCTAGTTCCCCAGGATTGTTTGCTGAGAAAGTTCCTTCTGTAACATTAGTAATAACTGTTGACGTTGTTGTCATCTACCTTGTCCTCTATATTTTTTATAACTTCTTCTTTTATGTTTATTCATTGTGGAAGTAGAACATTTTATTCTTCTTCCTCTTCCTCCAACACCTTGAGAAGTTGTTTTTCTTGTAGGTGTTATAGAAATAACTTGTCTAACTTTTGCCATGTTGCGCTCCTATAAAGCAAAGGAAACGCTGACTCCACATCCACAGGATGATTCTTCCTTAGGACTTATGAATTCAAAACCTTCATTTAGTCCTTCTACTTTCCATGATATTAAAGTTCCTTCTAACATTTCTTTAGACATATCATCTAACCATAATGTAAAGGACCCAAAATCAACAGAAACATCATTGTCCTGTTTAGGTCCGTCAGCATATTCAAATACATAAGAAAATCCAGCACACCCACCACCTGTTAATCCGAACCTAACGCCTTTAACACCCTTTGCTAAAAGTTTTTGTTCTACCTGAGATAATGCTTCATCACTAAAGTCTACTAATTGTATTTTAGTAGAAGCAATTATGTTTTTAGTAGGATCAAATACTTGTGCTGAGGTCATTCTGGTCCCTGGTTGTGTTGTCTTTTTGCTTTCTTTTCGTCCCAATCCCTCAATGCTTTTTTAATACTATCTTCTGCTAGTACCGAACAATGAAGTTTAATCGGAGGTAACTCTAAAGCTTCTGCTATATCTTTGTCTTTAATTTCTAAGGCTTCTTTCATTGTAATACCCTTAAGCATTTCAACAAACATAGTGGAACTAGCAATAGCTGAACCACAACCATAAGTTTTAAATTTAACATCTTCTATAACATCAGTGTCAGGATTTACTTTTAGATCCAATTTCATTACGTCCCCACATGCTGGTGCTCCCGTCATTCCGGTTGCTACATCTGGGTCGTTAGGATCAAACCTACCAACTCCATGTGTTTTTGGATTGTTTAAAACATCCTGAAATCTATCTGTTACCTTTTTACTGTATGCCATTAAGGCCTCCTATTATTGTATTTATAATACTTTCTTTTGTACCATTAATCAATAAGGAAGAATACCAAACTAATAAATAATTTAGTCCATAAGGACATTACACATATACACACAGGAGAAAAATATGGAAAAGGCGTTTACGCAATCCGGCTATGCTATAAGAGCCGACTTACTAGGACAAGCGCAAGGCTTACTAGAAATGAATATAGAACGTGAAAATTCTAAGATTCACACCCACAATGATAATTACCCAAATGATAAAAAACAATTAGGTAATCAAATCATTACCCCCGAAGAAATTATTCGTGTCGCAGGACAGCTTAACGAATTCGTATCTTCTAATTAACTTATTCAGTTACAATATAGTTGTCAGGTTCTGTTTTAGTAGATATTTGAATATCAATATCTTTGTTATCAGGTAATCGAGCGTCTAAGAATACTCTCCCTGCACAACCTGTAGCCATGAAACATATCATTGCTACGATAAAAAAATTTTTCATTATATTCTCCCTAAGAAAAAAAGGGAGAACAAATGCCCTCCCTTTTAGTTGATCAAATAGATCTATTACATCAAGTTTGTAACTTTGACTGATCTGTAATATTGGTTCCTATCTGCTGTGAAAGTATCACCATCAGTAGAGCCATCACTCTTCATTACGAATGGATTAGCGATCATTCCATATCGAGTTTTAAACCCGATTTTTGGTTGGAATGTGCTAGGGTCAATAGCCCTTACCATTTGTAGTGGAACGTATGGACAGTAAAAAATACCAGCGTCATATGGGCTAGTACCTTTATATCCTACTACGTAGAACTGCGATGCAGCTCCTGTGTTAGCTGAATAAGGATCTATGTAAACTCTGTAACGACCGTTAAGTACACCAGCGAATGTATTACCTGTGTCATCAACATTTAAATTAGTTGATAATGCTGGTGCGTAGTCTAAGACTCCGGACATAGCTAAAGCACTTGCAACATCTGATGAACAGATGATGAAGTTACCTTTTCCACGCCTTGTGTCTTGTGCGATTACGTTAGCGTCTCGTTCAATGTTAAACAGTAGACCTTTAAATCTTTCTACTGACCATCTACCGTTACTATCAACATCTAAGTCGAAAGTACCAGCTGTAGCAGTTGAGGCTGAGCCTGTTTTTGCTACTTTGTAAATAGTTCTAATAACCTCACGGTTAATCTCTGACAATATTTCTTGTGAAAGAATATTGCTGAGTTCCGATTCTGCGTCTAAACCATGAACTGCTTTCAAGTCTTGAGCTAGTTCAACTGTGTATTCTGCTTTCAATGCTCTTGATTTAGCAGTAACAGTTGTCTTCTCAATAGAGAAAGCCATTTCGTTAAGTGTGGTTGAATCACCAAAACCTTCAGCTGTGCTAGTTGCAACACCGGCACCAGTTGTGTAAGAACCGTCTACTGGATTAGATCCAGCGTGAGTTCCGCCACCTGAAAAGTCTGTGTCTGCTTCGTTAAATAAGGCCTCTCCACCAGTTTGACTAGTAAAGTGTGACTTCATTGCGAAGATTAGTCCTGTTGGACCAGACATTGGTTGAACACCACAAACGTCGTATGCCATTAAGTTTGGCAGTGCACGTCTAACTAACGAAATTAATATAGGATCATAGTTATCTACGCCAGAACCAGTTTGGTTTGCGTGGGTAGCCTCGAACAAAGCTTCCTTCTCCTCACGGAGAGCTTTTTCTTGGTTCTCGAGTACCACTGTAGTTACAGCTTTTTTATACGGATCTTGAATTGCTTCTAGCTCCGGATGTTCTAAAACTGGTCCCCACTTTTTTTGTAGTTCTTCTGAAAGATACATTGGTTGCTCCTTTTTACGTTTTGTTATGTGTTATAACCTAATTATTTATAAAAAAATTAACTTTTAACCTTATCAAATTTTGCTGCCTGACTAATACCTTTAACGTATCGGTCCATAACAGTTCCATCTTCTAAAGTTCCTTGGTCAACGCTATCGTCTAGCTCGTCGCTAGACTCACTAGCTTTTGCTTTAGGAAAATAATTTTCCTTAATAACGTTTAGCTTCGAAGTATATTCCTCTTCGTTCCCGAAACTAACTTCGTTCACTAGAGTACTAAACTTTTCTACTTCAGTTTCAGCTAGATCTGCGACCACGGAAGAGAATACTTTCTCCATTTGTAGTTGCTCTTTTTCTTCGCTGATTGAAACAGACTTACCAATCTCTTCGTTTAACTTAGATTTTAGTTCGTCAATTTCTTGCTGTTGAGAAGTTAAGACGTCAAGTTTTTCATCAGGAACATCAATATAATGTTCTGTGAATACATTCTGAAGGCCTTTAATAAAGCTTTCAGTAATCTCTGATCTTAGGCCACTCTCAATAGCCAACTCGTTTTGAGACATCCATTGCTCAGTTACATAACTAAGATATTTGTCTACGTTTTCTACGAGTTTTTCCTTAGCTTCGTCAAAAGCCTTACTGGCTTCCTCAACAAGTTCGGTTTCAATGATTTCTACTTGTTGATTGACTCTTGCTACAACCACAGTCTCGAATAATGAGGCTGCTTGTGTTTTAAATTCTTCGGAAAGATGCTCTTCGTCTGAAAATAAGTTGTTGATGTCATCTTCGAAAAGTGTTTCTGCTTCTGATTCTTCGGAATCTTCTTCCTCAGTTTCTTCTACTAGCTCTTCATCGTCTTCGATTTCTTCGACGATTTCTTCTTCACCGTCTTCGACATATTCATCTTCGACGATCTCTTCTTGATCTTCTTCGACTTCAACCTCTGAATCTAGAATTTCTTCTTCAGCTGAGGCTTCAACTTCTCCCTCTTCTTTGTAAACATTCCCTTGTGAGGAACTTTGGTTTACAACAGAACTAGGATCTGATGAGTCGTTAAAGTTCGGAGCTTTACCCGCGCCACTGTTTTGTGGACGAGGTGCAGAACCTGCTTTTGCTGATGCTTCCTTACCTACAGGACTTGTTAATCCGCCTTCTGGGTTACTAGAACCGCTTAGGTCTTGTTGTTCAGGATTTGGATTTGAACTACCTTGTAGAGGAGGGTTGGCATCTCCAACTTTTTTGTCTAATGGACGATGTGCATCCCCAGAAGATGTTGGCAAGTTTGCTTTGGAACTTGAACCTTGCATAGGCGGTTGTTGATCACCAGCAATTTGCTCATCTATACTTTCTTGAGGCTGTTGTTTGCCTTCTAAAAGTTCTCTGATTTTGGATTCTACTCCCATTTTTCTCTCCTTTATTGTATTAGGATTATTTATTTAAATAATTATAATAAATCGTATAATATTTATAATTATACGGATTTCTATTAATATTTAGATAGTTTTTGTAAGAAATTGTTCCAAACAATCATCTTTTGCTCTTCTAATTCTCCACTAGAAGCTCTATTAATAATTGCTTGTGATTGCTCAATATCTTGCTCTGTCCATCTCCCATTAACAAAAACCCACTCTTTACCCTCCATGATACCTTGTACAAAAGCATCTGGAGCTGAGGGGTCTGCAACAATATCTGCTGCTGTGGCAAGCATAAAGTCGTCTTGTACTTCGTTTATACCTCCCCTCTCTTTCAACGAACCTAATCCTCTAGATGAAACACCTAGTTGAGCACCTTCGCTAATAAGTTCTTTAACAATACGGCCCATTGGAGTATCCATTACCTTAGCTTTACCTATGTAATTACTCCCGTCCTCTTTAAGAGATACAATCATGTGGGAAACTCTGTCTAAATTAACTGTTGGACCTTCCGGGTGTCCTAATTCACCGTAAGCTCTTTTAGTATTAACATTTTCTTCAACATATCTGTTGACTTCCCTTTGCATTATCTCTTTAGGATATATACGTCCGTTTTTGTTCTTTAAATCTGATTGTAAGAATACGCCTTCTATAAAGACGTTTGGTTTCTTAGGGTCCTTACTCTCCTCGGTGAGGTATCTTATTTCCTCATTAAATTCTTTTATTAATCTCATTATCCTAAGCTTCCTCCGTCATAAACGTCGCCACTATCATTAGTGTCTA